ATTGGCTTGCTGTGCCTTCACCCTTATATCTGACTACTCCACCAGGTCGTGAAGTTAACAGGTCGTCCATATTAACGTGCGAATCATTAACAGCGGTACGGCTGTTATTAGCTAGATAGGTATTATCAAGCATTTGTCTTAGTAACACTGACTTAATTCGTTGTAAGTCCATTGTGATATCAGCCAAGCTCATACCAAAGAACTTATGGGGCATCAGTATCGGGCTTACGGTTGCAAACGGCATATGGTCTACTTCTTCGATACCCAGTAAACGACTACTGCCTGCCGTATAATGACCGCCTGCTAGTGTCACCCGTAATAGTTCAGCAATGTCGTCACCGTCCCGGTCACACCGCACATAGCACTCAGTAATCCAGTAATTACGCATCGACTCTTGTGATACATAATCAAACGGTTCTTCTTCGTCCGTTTTGTTTCTTCGTGCCAGTTCTTCTTCACTTTGGGCAGCTTCGTCATAAGGTAACGAACGAATTACTTCAATGTCATAGCCCATCTGCACGAGTTCAGTAAATGATTTAAGCGTGCGATGGTAACAAAAATTAGTATCTTCAACGTAAGGGGTTCTAGCGTAACGTGCTATCCCAAATTCTTCAGGCGGTACAGGTTCAATCTTAATCTGCCCAGACTTTTCCTTTACCTTTAACGTGACGTTTATAAGTCCTAGCTCATCTTGCTCGGCCTTCAATACTTCTCGTTCTACAAATGGGTCAGCTAATAACTGCCCTAATTGCACTTCATCTAGCCCTTCGTATTCTTCTTTGCTTTCTTCTTCAGAATCATCCCAATAGATTTTTAAAATACCCGTCTTACTTAGTAACGCATCTTTTAAAAACGTATAGGTGTTATAGAATCCCCGGTTCTGTTTCCAGAATACATAGTTGCAAGTCTCAGTTTCTAGCTTAGCCTGTTCAACATCCGTCTCATTCACCGGGTCAAACGTCACCATGTTATCGCTATCGGTAAATATGCGTGCTAATGACGGCAGTATCCACTCAACCGTTTCCATGACTTCACGAGTAACGACCTGACTGCGGCCTTCCGCTTCATCGCCGTATGGCTCACCATGATAATAATCCAACGCGACCGCACGCTCATGGGATATCTCACCCGCTGCTTTACCTGACGCTGAATCTATTTCGCTACGACAAATCGATGCGATCTGCTCGTCACTAATTGGTTTTGCTTTTGCCATTTAAACGATACCTGTGTTCTCGTAATCTAGTGGTTGCCACTCGTATTTCATCGGAACGTGCATACAACCGTAACGAAAAGCATCTGCCGCATGAGATGCCCAGTCGTGTACGGGTTTCAATCGAAACGTCCGTCTCACTTCATCATATTGCGCCCGGTATTGGCGTAACGCATCTAACCCGCGTTTACACCGTAACTCGTCAAACCAACAGTTCTTTAAGTTACGCCTGACAGACTCAATGCCATCTTCGACTTTGTGCTGTGCCACAATGTCTGCCGTTATCCCTAAACTCTCTAATGCCTCGACTCGTGTACGCCCGGTGTCCAGTGAACGCTGCCTCACATCGTGCGGTAAAACGTGCGAATCGTACTTCCATTCGCCTGCCTTGGCCTTGTCCTCTAACACGCTGACATAATGACTGAGCGGCTCACCTGTTGCCTCGTAATAGTCAATCAGGCGTATCTCTGCGCCGTTCTTCTGGGCAAACCAAATCGCTGTCGCATCGCCCATCCCTAAGTCCCACCAGGTATTAACCAGTAAGCCGGGATCGTGGTTGACCTTACCTACTCGTTGTTCTTTCTGCGCTTCTTCTAACAATCGCCCGTAGTAAGACCCTTGTACTGCTGCCGTCCAGCTACACTCGAACTCCTGATTGTAAGTCTCTTCCGACATTTGCTTGCGTGCCGCACTTAACTCGGTCTCTGCGACATAGCCTGTATCACTTGCCCGGTGAATGGCTACATACCAATCGTCATCATCTTTGGCGTGTTCAAAGAGGTCGAAAAAGGAGTTATACCCTTTCGGTGTACCAATAAAGATGCCGTAGCCTTTCCTGTCCGCTAATGCAGGGCGAATAATCTCTGTCCACAATCTTTGCGACATTTGCCCGTACTCATCCAACACCACGCCATCAAATCCTAAACCCCGGAGATGGTCTGGGTTATCCCCACCATGTAACGAGATTCTTGCGCCGTTCGGGAAGTCTGCCCGTAACTCCGCTTCGTTATACTGCATCCCCGGTATCGGTCGGGTGTAATGCTTTAACATATCCCACGCTACCGCCTTCGCCTGCCGATATAACGGGGCTAGATAGGCAAAACGTGGGTTCGGTTGCTGACACGTTATGGTTGAGCGTATCAGTTCATTAATAGCAAAGACGGTCTTGCCAAACCTTCGATGGCAAACTAGCAGTGCGAATCGTTCTTTACGGTTGTGTGCTTCAAGCTGTAGCGGCCTTGGCCTGTACGGAATCTTGATCGTTGGCATCTCTACCCTCTATTTTGTACCCGTCTGATAACCCTATCCCATGTTTGGTGATGTAATCGAAATACGCATGAACCGTCACATACGGATATCGCTTCTGGATAGGCTCTATAAACTGAAGCCATGCCATGTAATCAAACACTGAGATATGCACGTTTGTCCCATCACTAAACTTCTTTAATGCCGGGAATGTCGAAACATTCAAAAATAACAGCTTGTTGGCTTTGCTAAATAGCTCGGCAATCACCCATCCCAAATCACTTTCAGGAATATGCTCTAACACATCCGTACAAATAACCGCATCGTATGTGCGGTTAGGTAATTGGTCATAGCCTGGTCTTGCAGGCTCATATAACGCGACCTCATCGAGTTTCCAATACGCTTGCAATGGTTGGTCGATATCATCGGTTAGCTTGTGATATTGGTCGGTGTACAGCGTGCCTTTGCCTGCACCGTAATCTAATAAGGTTTTACACTGATGTTCTTGTATTAGCCCGGTAATCGTACCGATAAACTTGCGAATACTGCGACCATCAAATGCCTTGGTCTTATGTAGCTCGATATATTCGTTAAGAAAACGGGTATATTCGACTGATGGGTTGGCTCTCGTTAGCCCGTCTGTTGGGCTAATCTTTATCAATTTCTACCTATTATTGTGGCAACGTCTGGGTCGAATAAAACAAAGTTTCTTGTGCCACCTTCTTTACCACGACTCCCTTGATCGTAGTATTTGATGCCAGAGATGCCTTTTGATCGCAATAACGCAGAAACATCAGCAGCCATTGCGCCATCATTCCCACCACTTAAATATTCATAAATATCGCCCCCCGTTGGGTTTTCAAGAAAATCCAAGGCTTCTCTCTCTGACGAAAATGAATAATTACCGTCTAGGAATCCAGTTTCTTTATTGTATAATTGCCATCCCGTTTGACCAGCCTGTTGCCCCGGTTCGAGTTTATCACGCAACAATTCCAAACCCTCTAACACTTGTCTCACTTCTTCCGACTGCTGACTTAACGGGGCATCATAATCTAGCATTTGGTTGTCAATTATTTCATCAGGAATGTCTATTTCGTATAAATGCGATTCTCCCGCTTTTAAATCAACAATTTTTTTCTCAGTATTTAATTTTGTTTTTATTCGCTCATACGCTGGCAATATTTCTGGATATTCATTTTTTGCGTATGCAATACGTTCATCAACTACGTCTTCATAAATTTTCAAAACTCCTTCCGCACCGTTTTTGTCAAACGCAGTTTTAATGTCTCCTTCACGAATTAATAAATCTTCTTGTAAAATTATTTTTGCCTCTTGGTCTAATGATCTGACACCAGAGAATCCACGCAAAGGTTTGGTATAATCTACTGGCTGACCATTTTTATATATCGGTACACCGCCTATCGACAAATTCTCAATACTTGTTTGCGGTTTTAACATCAACTGATAATTTTTTGCTACCTCTGGATTCTCTGCTACATAAATTCCATGCCCATAAACCTGTGCGCCTTCCCCTGTGCCAATCTTTTGTAAATCAAACTCGCCTAACGGGTTACGTTCTGTGGGTGGGAAACGATGGGGCGTACCATGATAACCCGTCATCAAAATACCCATTTCTGGATTGCGACCCATACCCGCTGTTAATAAGCCCTCGACAAGACCCGGAGCTTCAGCTTGTGCAGTTCTGCCTAACAACCCTTGCATTTTAGCCGCATTGTAAAATTCCCTTAATTCTTCACGATTTTGCGGAATTTGTTGATTGTAGTTATCTGATTGCGCTATCTCTTGCTCTAATGGCACAACTTTCTTAACTTTGGCCTTGGACGCATCCTCTATAAAAAATTCGTTACCTTGACCGCGATTTACTTGTTCATATTGGTTTCGCGGAACATCCGACATATCTATTTCTGCAACGTATTTTCTGCTGTCTCCGTATCCCGCTGCCCAGTAAGGCAAATCGCTTGTAACCATTAACGACCCTTTTTGCGGTTTGCCAGTGCTATAAGACATTGTGTCAGATGCACCTTTTTCTGGGTCTATTCTAAAATTTGGGTCTTCCGTAATATGATAATATTTGCCATGCTTAATTTGTTGCGTATAGTCTTTTTCAAACGCTTCAAAAGATGGGGCTTTTCTCGCATCAGCATATAATCCGCTAAACACATCTTCGGGTGTTTTTATATTTTCGATGGTTTTTTGTATTAATTTATTTACACCTATCAATCCCGGAACAGCCAACGTGCTAGGTGTTTTTGCTATTGCGCCTGCTATTGCGCCTCCCGGCACTAAACCTAATGCTTCTGGAAATGCAGGGTTCATCCATTGCCTTCCTGCTCTGCTATCAAACACCGCATAGGGATTGCCTTCTACCATTTGCGCTGCCATTTCCTCGGAAGGCTGTAGCATAAAATCTTCTATCGCTTGGCCTATCGGATTGGCCTCTGGGAATACCTTTCGTAAACCGCTGAGATAATCCGTTAATACTTCTCCTGCACGCATTGTCATGGTCGGAGGCAATGCACTCATAGTCCCTCGCCCAACCACATTTGCATTTGGTTGATACTCTAACGGTACTGTTCTTTGTTGTTTAGGGTTCAAATAGTCGTTAAAAACGCCCGCTCGAATAGCGTTGTTCCTGTTCCTTCTGGCTCTACGATTAGCCAGGAGTTCGAGGTTCAGCATATTATTCGCCATCTATTATATTCTCCAGGGCTTCGTCTACTGAATCCCACGATATTTTCA